GGCTTTTGTCCGCGAGCGTCATCGGAAACTATATGAACAGGTTAGACGTGATGTGCCTCTCGATAAAGATCGTTTTAAGGTCAAGCTGGTTGGCTTGGCTGAGGCACTGAAGATTAGAGTGATCAGCAAGGGTCCTGGAAGGTCCTATTTTCTGTTGAAACCTATACAGATGTGGCTTTCCAAGCTCTTGGGCGAGACCCGCTGCTTCGCCTTGACTCGTGACACTAGTCTCGAGTTTACTACCGCTCACGTCAACGACGTCTTATCGAATGTGCCGGGTGAGTTCGCCTCCCTAGATTACGAGGGTGCGACAGATAATTTCAACCCGGCCATTTCGAACGAGATAGGTGAGGCTATTTGTGATGAGATGGGTTTGGATGATGACCTGCGGTCCCTCTTTTTGTCTGCCCTAACCGGGCATACTATTGAGGGGGTCCCTCAGGCGTGGGGCCAGTTAATGGGCTCCATTGTGAGTTTTGTTGTGTTGTGTATTGGGAATGCTGCGGTTGTCCGCCGTTCTCTTGAACTCGCCACTGGCGAACCCCAGTCTTTATCGACAGCCCCCATCACCATTAATGGTGATGACGGAGGTGTCCGTGGCCCGTCGTCTTTTCGGACGATCTGGTCCCGGCTGTCGACCTTGATAGGGCTCAAGCCATCCGTTGGCAAGGTCTATTTCGACACTCATTATTTCAACATTAATTCCACTTCCTTTATCCTCAGGAATCAGCGCCTTGTGCATGTCCCTTATGTGAACATGGGTCTTGCATATGGTCTAAAGCGCTCTTCCTCTGATCGTGGTGAGCTCTCTCTTAACGATGTCGCAGATTCTTTCGGCGATAGAGAGTCCTCCCTCGGTGCTCGTCACACTGCCCTCATCCGATCCTGTCCTCCTTCCTTGGTCCATAAGGTTCACGACCTTTTCCTTCGAAGGAATCGAGATCTTCTCCTCTCCCTACGCCCACTTCCCCTGTATGTCCCCGAGGAGTTCGGGGGTGTTGGTCTCCTGCCTATCCACTCTGGCCTCTCGTTTGATTACGATGCCGAGTGGGAAGCCGCCGGCTGTGTCGATGAGATTCGATACAGCCACGGTCCCTCCGAGCAGGATACTCTCATCCTCAATCTCCTCCGGAACCACCCCATACCGGGCCTCCACCGTCTTCCCACTGACGCCCCAGCTGCGATTCGTTCGCTCTGGGTTGACGCCGTCCGTCCGACGTTCCCTCGGATGTCCGACTTCGACATCTCTGATGCCGATGCCGGGTTTCTCGATGTTTCCGTCTACCTGCTGCTCCCATATAATGTGGGGCCGCGGGCCATGGATGGCCTTCGCCAGTTACGTCGTAACCAGACAGCTTGGAAGAGGCTGCGCCGCCGCTATCCTGCAGGCCGGCCTAATCTGGG